AATAGTTAAAGTACCAATTTCTCTGCTGATTTCTCCATCAGTGTATGTTTTAAGATTGGATACACTTAACTCAATCGCTTCTGTAGTCCCCTTTATAGTAGTTATTTCTTCATCAATTCTGCCATTAACATCAGTTGTTAAATTTGAAATTACAAGCAGAAGGCCATTCTTTGTAGTAGTAATCAGTTCAGTGAGGTCAGAATTATAATCTCCTATTGAGTCTGCTAATTCTGCAATATTTATAGCAAGTTGATCCGTAATGGTTGTGTTATTGATGTGATTATTTACAGTTAGTGTTAGTGCTGCAAGGTCTTCTTCCAGATCATCAACCGTTTCATCAGTTAAACCATAAGCATCATTAATTCGATGTTCTAAATCCGTAATTGCTTGTCTAATACTGGTTTCATCAGCACTTGTAAGAATGTCTGCTTGTGTATCTACCCTTGCCCATAGATCACTTAATTGCTGCAGACTGGCAGCTAACTCCGCATTCATTTCAGATAAGCTTAATCGATCTGCCAGCATCCTCAAAAGGGTACTAATATCATAAGCCCCACCAACCCCAGTATTAATAATGACCTTGGGTTGGCTATCTACAGGAATTACAGAAACAGGACTAGCCTGAATAATTGAAACTGACAAAGTATCATTATTTGTTACAGTCACCTGGGGAGTATTATCATTGACAGTAACTAAGATATCGCTCATACGGTGGGTTCTCCTATAACAGTCACAGAGCCACGAATCAGTTTATCAACAACCTCAGCAGTCGGAGGATCAAGAACAGCATCTTTCACTAGTTCCAAATCATATACTCCTTCCTTGAATGTTAAATCTGCTGTAACCGCTGCGCTTAGAACCAATAAAATCTGAGTATCATCACTCTGCAATGAGATCCGACCATTCTCTGAAGTCAGTTCCAACAATGGAGCCCCAACAGGAATTCCCTTTATCCAGGGAGCCCGGATCTGCATTCGCATAGAGTCATAAACAGAAAAATCCATTGAGACATCCAAGGCATCTCTAGCTTCCAGAGTAATTGACCAAGTGCTGCCTTTATAAATTTTGATATTGTATGTTCCTGGAACCATAATTACACCCACCCATTATCTGTAAAGTGATCACAATCCGAATCCTGGTCTTCCGTTAAACCAAGCTCTTCAATTTTCTTACATGCTCTTTCAAAGTACCCATCATAAATATTATAAGCTGGACCACCACCTTCTGTTTTAGCCGGCCTACCTTTAAACATTCTGGCAGCTACGAAAGCCAACAAAGCTGACTCAATAAAAACAGGAAAATTTAATTCAAAAGATTCCGGATCAAAATCTTCCGTAATAATAATCTCAGGATAAGCGACCTGACAGATAACTGAAAGGGTTTTAGGAGGATCCGCTGTGATCATTTTTAATGTGTCAAAAGCAGTAGTAAATACCCCAGTATCTCTAAATCTGGGATTATTTAAAGGAACCACATCACCGAAATCATCATATACTTCAAGAACTCGGATGAGGTCACTATCGAAAGGATCATTATCATCTTCAATAATGTAAGAGGTAGAGCTTATACTTTCCAACGGAGTAACATACTCAGGCCGCAAATAATAAATTTCAACACCTGTTTGCTGGACCACTTTAACTGTCTTCTTTTTTAAGAGAAATCTCTTATATAATTCCAGTAAACCAGAATTAATATGGGCAACAACCTTTGGATAAGCTGCTTGAGTAATAGTACCTGAATCTGAATTACCAATAGCGATATCGGCGAATTCACCATAAGCCAATTTATCAAATAATTTTTGAAGAAACATGACACCTCACTAAAAATTAATTTTTCATATTCTAGCCCATAATAATTTGCTAAACAACGTATGAATCAATCCTAGATAGTTCCTCTTCCATCTCTATTTCCCATACATCATGGGAGTCCTTAACCAATGGGATCGCTTCGCTGGGTCTCCAGGTTGTCAAACTGGCCAATTGAGAAATACTGTCTATGCAGTCATCATGCTTGCTTTTTATTCCAGCTTTAGATATAAGGGCCAACTCATTCATGGTTTCTACCATAACAGGAGTATCTTTCATCTCTTCCGGAAAGAACATCTGAAATGATTTGAACCAAGGAAGAACAATATTAAACCTGACCATCTTGTTTGTATTGGCAGAGATCCCGGGCTTGCCTCTATTGTTCTCTGAAGCGATATTGAAAAAACAATTCTTATCCAGCATCATTTGCTGGATCCAAGGAATAAAACCACCCTGCTGACCATTGACCTCAATACCCACCTGCTGCGGATTCCATAAAGCAACCAGTCGAAATAAATCAAAAATATTTTTATCCATGGTTTGCTTCAGGCAGATACCATCTACCCAGAACCAATGACCAATATGATTAAGACCCCATACAAATATAGTTGAAAAATCAGCAGCCTGCCTATCACTTACAGCAAAGTCAGTAGTAATATAAAAATTAAAACTGGATTTATTTTGCAGAAGAGAAGACCTCTTATACCAAAGGATTTCTGAATCCTGCACTAGTCTATCTTCATCAGACATAATTCTCAGCATTAGCTCCTGGTTAAAGTTGGCCGGCAATCCCAAAGCCTGAGCTTCGTCGTATTCATCTTTGATATAAGAAAATGGAAACCTATCTTCCCAGCTACCACGGAAATCTTCTCTTGGCACCGGGTACTCTTCACAGATAGGATACACACTTACCCTCCAAGCACCGGATTCCACTGCTTTATACAGTGGATCCCTGGCATTGAATGGAGTACCCAACCAGATCATCTTCTGCCGGGTAGGATGTAAGGCTTTTGAAACAGCCTTATAGACAGTATTTTCTATTGTTTTAATGACGGTTGCTGATTCAGCATCAGCATCGCTTACCAGGTCATCCAATATCGCAACAGTAGGTCTTTGTCCTAGTTCCTTTGCACCACGCACCCCAGTATTATGGGTTCTAAAATAGTCCTCAATTAAGAATTCATGAGAAGATTCTGTAATTTCTTCATCAAAGATATCCGTGTATGAAGCATCTACAGAAATACACTGGCTGGGCTCATCCGGGATTTGTATAATGGATTTAACTGCAACAAGGGACTTTGTTTTATTTAGTACAAAGCGTTCTCTTTTTCTTTCTATCATAAAAGGATTTACACTCATCCATATTTCAATACGAAAAGCTTTATTTACTCTGCGTTTTTTAGCAGTACCACCGAGACTGCGAACCAAAGAGGAAACATCATCTACCAGTTTTTCTGAGTTGCTGCAAAAATCAATTCTACCATTTTTTTGAATCGATCCATCTGTGTCCAATAACCCTTGTAATAAAGCTGTTCGTTGGCCAATCGATCCAACCATATACGCTTCAGGGATAAACTTGTAATCTCCATGCCCAACCAGTCCAAGATCTCTTATCTCCTGAGAAATGCCTTTAATACTTACACTGACAACTGTTTGATTTCTTTTATCTAAATAAGGTTCGCCTACGCTATCTGGCAGACACAAGACATATTCATTAAAATCATCCTTATGACAATGCAATATGCAACTTCCATCTTTTTTTAAAGAACCATCTCCTAAGAGTAAACCAAGAGTATAAGGATCTACCTTATATTTTTTTGGCAGATACCATACAGGCTCGGTATTCCGGATAAATAATAAATTTTCTTTAGTAATTCCGCTGCTCTTGCCTTTTATTTTTTTGTGTCGGATGTGCTGCAATTTTAATTTAAGCAACTCTTTTGTGCTCAGCACATGATTCACATAGTAGGCTCTGTTATTTGGATCGGTTTTAATCACCACACTGTTTAAATGTTCTTCGCATACTTTTACAGAACGCCCGTCCTCTAAAAGAATCTTGTACATAGGGCGATTGAATATTTCACTCTTATCAATGATTTTGGTTTGATTCCCATCTGGTGCCATAATGTATTCGCCAACCGCCACCTCGGAAATAGTTTTTCTTGAACCATCCATCATGAATACTTTTGTGTCTAAACTCATAGCTTTTGCACCGAAACCTTTGACAATAGTGGTATGGCCTTTATTATTTTTAAACTCTAAACGAATGTCTGTAAATTTCACACCGGAACTTAAGCTTTCATCATATTTTTCAATGCCAACATAATTGCCCCGTTCTGTACCAAAAGTAATTCGTTTATTTGGAATTAATTTTTGAAGAAAATCACTCTCTGAATAGCGAAATTCTATATT